CTAGCTCTTCTGCGCGCACTACGTGTTAACCCTTTTACAGGTTGTAGCACGGCCACCGTCTCAACTACTTCACTGTTGAAGCATACACCTCCTTCCCGCTCGCTTCGCTCTTGATCGAAAGCCAGCTTACATTGATTTAACTTAACTTTCCCTTCCTTGGAAGAGACTTTAGTAAAATTGTTGTAATCTTCTTTGGCTATTTCATGAGTCTTCAACTTTTGCAGGAATTTCTTCTCTACAGAGACAAGGGGAGGAGCAGAAGGCTTTAAGGCATCTAGGTTCGGATAAAGAGAAACTTTCTCTCTCTCCGTTGCGTTCAGGAGTTTGGTAACTCTATCCACTACCAGAGCTTCTATGTAGTCTTGAACTACTTTGCTCATGATTATGTCTTGCACCAAAATCGGCAGATCTTTCACAGCTTCTTTGGCGAGTTTCACCTTTTCCTTCTTTGCGACTGGCCCTATAACAAGAGCAAATCCGCATTTCACGCACCCGTATCCTTTGTCTTGATGGATTGTATAGCACTTGCTGCAAGTCCATGGACTTTCCTTTCGATACTTTCCTCCTTTTACGCGAGCTCCTATGTGTTTGCCGGTTATCCCAGTTTTCGTTTTAAAAACTCGGGTGGTCCTATCTTCATACGATTCTCCGTACTTATCTTTCATGTTGCGTTCAACCATGGTGTCGATTTCGTCCATGTGTTCAGCCCAAGACTGAACATTAGCATCGTATCCGATATCTTTCACATAATTGAAAGCAATCATTCTGTAGACTGCTTCATCCTCTTCCATCTTCTGATCCGCTAACCTCTGGGCTCTATCCTCCTCAGTCTCTTCTTCCATATCATCCTCTGCGTGAGCAATATCATTGCCTGCCGCTGATTCTTTCTTATAGTTTCTGAAAACTGGTGGGATTACACCAACATTGCACCCCAAATCAGAGTCGTGCTCGAGATGCACTCCAATAATTTGGCTACGGGAGTTCAAAATGGGAGCTCCTGAGCTACCCGAAATCGTACTCGCGCCGTATTTCACATGCCAAGGCTTCGTCTCACTCATCGCTACTGACGCACTAGACACACAGGGTTTACCTTCATAACTCTGGTAAATCATGACAGGCTCTCTAGGCTGGGCTCGCAAGCTCCACTGTCCGGTTTTCAAACCCAACGTGGAAAATACGAAACTGGGCATCTCCATAATAATGAAATCTAATTCATTACTTGGCGATGCAACTATTATTCGTGATCTTACTGTATCCATCCTAACGCTCTTATCTCCTTTACGCATACTTATGAGTCCTGATCGGTTGTATTCTAAAACATGATAAGCTGTTATTATACAGTCCTTATTCTGATAGCGTATTCTGCTAAAATGTCCGATTAAAGTTCCCTCTATTTCAAATTGACCTTGAAATTCTGGGAGCTTATCAACCTTATACAATTTGGAAGAAGACAATATAGTTTCCTTTATAACTCTAACTGAAGGAACCTCTTCTCTTTCGGTTCCTCTAGCAAAGTTTATTCGGATCATGTCTTCTGCTTCAAATCTCTTGTCCAAGTAAACCCTCTTTCCATTGCCTGCATCTAAATACACTCCATCCGCGTCCATATAAGCTCTTGAAGTCGCTTTAGTAACTAACTCGACTTCTTCGCTAATTCCGCGGTATATCTGCATGCGTTTTCTATCATCCTTAGCTATTTTCCTCGCGGTGAAGAAATTTCTTATCTTCACCAAGGGGGCCATAGCGCAGAATGTCATACAACATCCTGCACCTCTCATTATCCTGATGATCCACGCAACTGATGCATAGAGTGCTCTCCAAATGTAGCAAATCACAGTCCACAACCCTCTTAATATGGGCATGGCCACTCTCGCGACCAAAAGGCAGACAGCCAACAAAGCAAATGCCAGTATAAACTTTCCTAATCGAGTCTTAGTCAACTCTTGGATTGGATGATGTATTACCTCAACTACTTCGTCAATTACTGCCTGAGTCATGTTGACCAGTATTTCCTCTTCTTTAGCTATAAACTTTGCAGCTTTTACTATAGATTCCCAAACAACTGGTTTTCCTTTCTCATCCCAAGTCTCTTGTGCTTCCCAAGGGCCAAAGCCCTCTCTCTTCACACGAGATCGTTCCTCAACCTTTGCAGGGAGGGCCAGTCCAGATGATACGGCATCAAGGGTTTGAAACAAACTACACAGGGCCACTATCAACGCACTCACTTTTATGATATTTCCGTTCATTTTAAATTTGGTTAAAATTGTTAAATGGTATTGATTTATCATAACGTTTCATATAAGTTATT